TGTCTAACGTGTTCTTCAAATAAAGCTTTTGTAGTTGGAGAAGCAGATTCAAAATTCTGACTTTTACGATAATCATTATGAACTTGAATATGTAAATCGTGATTATCCCAAGTATGAACAGGTACTAAAAGTGGTGGAGTTAAACTAAGTCCAGCATCAACATCTTGAGTAACATTTGGTTGTGCAATATCTGGAATAGGTGCTGCCATTGGATCAGTTTCTGCACTTGGATCCATAGGTATTTGTTGCTGTTGTGACATTTGCATTGCTTGCTGTTGTTTCTGCATCCAAGCTTGATTATTAGCCTGAACATCTTCTTCTTTAACAGCACGCATCTTAAGATTTTCACGTTGTGCTTGTCGCTTATCAACTTGAATACGTTCATAAATTCTATTAAGCCCACCAACTTCCATAATTTCAAGACCCTCATCAGGAGGAATGAATCCCATTTTCATAAGGTCCATAATGAATGCTTGCTTAGCTGCTCTTGAAGTTGGAAGTGCAGAACCTGATTCAACTCTAATATCAGCATTGCCACGAAGATCGGCACCTTGAAAAGTTTGAACATCAAACGTTCCTTCAATACCTACAATCTTAACTGTACGAGCTTCATCCCAATACATCTTAACATAAACTAAACTCTGTCCAGCAATTTTTTCTACAGCTTCTTCAATTGAACTATAAGCATTAGCGATCAAACTTTCATCTTGCTCTTGCAGGAAACTAATTGCAGTTGCGGCGGTAACCCCAGGCGGCGTGCTTCCGTTACTTACTTCATGCTGACCGCTAATATCAGCCATATCATCGTACAGTCGATTAATTTCTTCTGTAACGTAAGAGGGAAGATTCTGTAACGGAAGAGGCTGTGGAGGACTGTGACCTAATTTGTAAGTAACAACCAAACCTGGTTCAGTGGTAATTCTTTTTGGATCAACTGCACCTTCTTCAGCCACCAACTGTGGCTTACTCATTCTGTTTTTAGATTCAATTAACTGACTGCGAGAACGATTTAATTCCTGCTGTAGAGGAATTAAATCTTCAATAATAGATGAAGTGTAGAATTTACCAGTAGGACTAGAATCTAATTTAGAGAATGGATACTGATTATGTTCATAAGGCCAACTTGGAAATCCTTGAACTACCTTACTAGCAGCAATAGTAAACATACCACCTTCAGGCAATTCCTCTAGATAACCAGGCTTAACCCAAATTTCCAAAACAGTAGTACTGTTACTCTTAGTTTCATTCTTATTAACTCCCATAATATTCTGTAATTGTGTATCAACAGCTTCTACATCAGCATCAGTCGATTCAATATTAAAATTCTTATTTACCCATACTTTACTTTTAACTTGTGCATGAATAACATAAGGCTGTTCTTCAATATCAGTCTGCATTAAATCAGGCACAAAAAGATGAAAGGGTGTAATATTTTCTAAACAAATATCACCATATGATTCAGGATTATTAGGATCTTTCTTAGCAGCATCCCAATAACTCTTAATAAAACCATTGCCACAGGTTGCCTGCCAGAACACAGCTAATCTTAATGTGGCATTGAACTTTAATCTACGATATAAGGAATCCCAAATCTGCTCACCTGCTTGTGCAGCAAATACATCTGCATCTTCAGTTGAAGCAGGAATAACAAAAGCATTGGGCTTCTGCGCTGTCAGTCTAGAAATCTCTTTACGAACAATCTTCCTAGTTTGATTAACTACAAGTCGAACTCTATAATAGGGAGCTTTAGGTGTATATAATTCAAAAACATTACCCTGAGGATTCTGCTTAAACTGAACATTCTGATTACCATAAAAGAAAGCTAAGTTAAGACGCCATTGTCGTTCTTGAGCAACTCTATCACTTTGACATTTACGAAACCATTCCATTCCAATAGCGGCTAATCTTGCCCGTTGCTTATCTGCGTCAACACCTTCAGCTGTAAAGATATTAGATTCTGGCATTCCAGAGGCAACCATACTCTCTGGGTTATCTGGATATGTCATCTGTTAAACCAAAATCTTGTAGTGAATAACTTTTAACATCATCATAGGTAAGAGTTACATCACCTAATTCTTGAATACCTTCAAATCTCGCAGCTTCTGCTTCATCACTACGAGAAACATATTCTTCATTTAAATTATTTGTTTGTGTTGAGAAGGTCTGCAAGGCTTGGAACGTCCTTGCGTCCGGGGCCTGAAGTCGATTTAACAGGCTTTGATTTTGGTTCATTAACTGTTGATTCAACTCTAGGAGCTGTTTCTGCATCGGAGGGTGTGTAAGGTTCCACACTAGTAGGAGAATTAGAAGGACTATCAGCCCCAATAGAATGTAGGTTATCAAAATATTGTTTCACCTCCTCAAAAGTCTCTAACATGATTTCCTCAAGGTGCCCTCCCTGTTCCCTTAAAACATCAATACTAAAACTAGATTGCTTTACTTTCTCAATCTCTTCTTTGTATTTATCAAACAATCCCATTGTTTCAGCAACATCAGTTAAACATAAGCCACAGAGAAAGAGCGTTCCATACCAATCAATTTCTAATCCGAAATCAACATACTTCCTACCATCACCTTTGGATGAGCCACAATTGGCGCATTTGCCAGGTTTGTACATTGGAACATCTGATATCTGATACTTGGACATTTGCAGCATCTCCAGGTAATCGGGATCCACTTCCGTTGGCAATCTGCCATAATGCTCTACAAACTTACGAACAAGTGCAATCTTCTTCTCATAAATTTCCACTAAATTTCACCGAAGCCATAAGTATCTGGATCTGCTGAATAAAATTCACTATCAACTTCCCAGGGAAAATCTTCCCGGTTGGTTAGTGTCTTACTTACACGAGACTTAGAAGCTTTAGTTTCAGGTGCAAGATAAGGCATTAACATGAAGAAGTAGCCAGCCGAATCCATTGCATGATCTTTCTTCTTCTGTGGCTGTTCTATAGGATTATTTCTATCTGCAATTCTAGCAGAAGCATAAGTTTTAAAACTATATCCACGAGCTTCTTTAATTGTGTTAGGACATGCTTGCGTAATGTGCCACTTATCATACTTTAAGTATTCATTCATTTTATCAATGCGAACTGCAACATTTCTCTTTGCCTGCATTAAAGGAATTCCATTACGTCTATACTCATCTAATGGAGAAGTACCTGTAATAGCACTTACTTGAGCCATTGAAGGATCTCCCGTGTAGAGTTTAGGTTCTATTCCAAGTTGATTATTAATCATCTTAATTCTATCACAGTGATCCTTAATTACCATCTTATTCTTATAATGCTCCATAAAAGTAACTACATCACCCTGTGGCGAAACTGCATGCCATAAAATAGCAGTGTGATTATTAAAGCCATGATCAACAGATACATAAATAGCCCAAGACCTAGGGATAGGACCTTGAGCTTCAATGACGTGCCTTTTAAGATTAAATTCTTTAAGTACTAATCCACCTTTAGGAACAAAGATTCCTTTTTCTCGTACTTCCTTTTCATCATCTGTTAGATCTTCACTAAGAAGCCTGAGTGCCTCCGCATTCAAGTGTGGATTACTTTTAATATCCACTTCAAACATGTCAACGTTTTTATTCTCAGTTACGATAAACCGATCGAAGATCCAGTCTTGACCTTCTACCGGAGTCATTGTCATAAACCAACAACCGTTGAAGTCAATTAAACGCAATCGACATTCATTGAAGATATCACTAGGTGGTTCTTCATCGAAGTGACAAAAGTGTAATGGAACACCCGCAAATGTTTCAACTTCTTGTTGATGCGTCTTTACATCGATTACTGAGCCATTTCTAAAGGTCATAATCTTAGATCGATTAGACCACGAATCAGTCCAGTTACCATTAACTAACTCACTTGGTGGAGTCCATTGAGCAAGTAAAGGTTTAATAATTAATTCAATTCCTGTTTCTTTATCTACTGTTACAATTCTACCTCTAACGGGTAAATCATGAGTTACTTGATAAGGATGTCTTCCTGTTGCTCTCCAAATATCTTCTACAATACCTGCAGTAGACTTACCACTTCTATTACCCCCTCGTAATAAACGACCAACCTTTGCAGACTTGTGAAATTCTTCATGAATACCTGAGTTGGGAGAATAGTTAAGTACGTTGGGTTTTTTAGCAGCTTGAGTTAATCCTCTAGCTAATTCACCCAGAAAATCTTGCATTACTCAAAACCATCCAGTAAATACATCTCATCATAATAGCGACCAACAAAAATTAAACCTAGCCAAGTTGCATCAATCAACATTATGTGTTTACCATTCTTGCAAAGTTACGAGGTGAGATACAATGAAGACGAAGACAGGGATTCGTATGATAATGATAATACTGAGCTATTTTAATTAGTCTTAAATACCTTGCATCTATCATGTCCCCAATCCTAACGCTCTTAATGCATCAATAATACTTTGAATTTGAGATTGACTATAAGTAGCACTAGCCACAGAGGGGAAGGCTGGGTTAATTCCCTTACCTATCTTCCTCGAAGACTTACCATTATGTGTGTGATCACCAGGACTTCCTTGATTATGTTGAATACCTAATGAATGATGAATAGCCGTTACTGAACTATCCGCATCTGAATTAGCGTGTAATTTATTAACTGCTGATGAACTAGGCGCGTCTAAAGATGTGGCATTACCTACCTTAGGAACATTAATATTAGGGTCTGTCATGTCGGATCCCTTTGATATCTTGCCGTCCATTTCACGCCATCACCATTAGCCCATGCAAAAGGAATGTCAGTTCCTGAAACTGCTCTAGATCCAAAACCACTATCTGCTTTAATATTAAACATCATTGTATTCGCTGTCTGTAGTTGTACAGTAATTGGTTGTCTACCAACTGCAGATGAAACCTGGTAAGTCATACCACTTCCTAAGATTGGGCCTTCACCAGAGAAACCACTAGGAGGAAACACTGTTTTAGCTTTAAAAGGTAATGTAACAATGTATGTCCCTGCACCCTTATTAGAACCTGTACCATTAAACTTAAATTCTCCCCAAGTGTAAATCTGATCAAAGATACTGTAATAAAAACCTGTAATAGTTCCTGTAGATCCTAAAACAGGATTAGTAGTAACAGCAGTTAATAGAGGTGTGTATGTTTGTATAGCGTAAGGTCCAGCATAGGCATCTATGATGTTACAATTTACTGCATTCTGAGAAGGAAAATCTTTAATAAAATTACTGCCTATGGGGGTTACTAATGAGAGAACCATCAGGGAGCCGCCGTTGGGTATATAAAATAACCAGATAAAGTATCATTCTGGCCTAAAGCCACAGGGAGCGTATCTGAAAAAGCTGCACCACTAGGAGCCCTAAAGAACATGTTACCTGTAGAAGGTCTATAAGAAGCTAAGAAGACTGAACTTGAAACTACGGCACTAGAGTCAGTAAATAAAGCCCTACCAATAGGAACTGCATCATCAGTTAAAGTCATTTCAGTCGCAGGAGCAACTGGTAAATTAAACCTATAAGTTCCTGAGCCTGCTGTGGCTCCTGCTCCACCAATATTTATCCTATAAAATCCAATTACCATTCTTGGCCACAGTCTTACAAACTTTCCTTCTGTAAATCCTCCAGCACCTAATGTAGGACTTGTAGTGTCAGCAGTCCAATTTAAAGTATAAGTAGCGGTTGTAGCTCTGAAGAGAGCATCAATTTTATCCATATTAATTGTGTTCTGAGCAGCCCACCCAGCAAAGGTAGGCATGTTAGCTTTAATAGATTCATCAGAATCAGGTTTAATCAGACCTAAATTAGTACTAACTGTGGTTCCCATCATGCCTTCTTATAAAAGAAATTGGCAGTGATTTGATCATCTGTTGCAACAATTGCAGGAAGTCCAGGTTCCCAGAATCTAGATGTTTTTCCTGTATAAGTTTCAGTTATCAATCTTCCATAATGAACACCAGCCACAGCAACCACATCCATAGCTGCTGGTCCACTAAAGTTAACAGAACTGCTATCTCTCATGTATGCTTCTCCAATAACTGAAGCCGCACCAGGAACATCAGTTAACGCAGTTCCTACTGTATGAAAAGAAGTATCTAAAAGTGTTGGTAATTTAATTCCATATCCTCCACCACCAGTTCCTGCAGCGACTCCAGGATCAAGAAAAGGAATAGTAACTAATCCAAAAATAAATCCCTGAACTTCAAAGTATTCACCCTGTTCAACTCCAACACCGTTATTTGGCTGAGTTCCTGAAGAGATTAAAGTTGGAGTGTACGATACAAGATTTACATCCATCTTGTCAATAATAATTAAATTGTTATCTTCATCTAATTTAGGGCCGTTAACCCAGTTCTCAGCAAGTTCAGATTCAGTCGGTTTAGCTAAACCAATGTTTGGAGTAAATGTTACTGCCATCTCGGAACGTCCTTCTTAAAGAAGTGTTCAGGGTCTTTCTTAAAAGCCTCTATCACCTCTTTCATCTCTTTCTGTGTAATCGGCTTAGGTTCTTTCCATCCAGGAAAAGGAAGTGCACTTATAATACCTGTTGAACCAGCAGGTATGTTAGTTACCATCTTTAGTTCAAATTCAGTCATGTCCATAACAAGTTCCCGCCACACCTAGGCCAGGGCGTGTAATTGTAGTCAACTGTAAGAACTGAATCCCTTAAACTTTGCTCTGGACTCACAAGTCGACTATCTACTTCAAATGTATTAGACCTGTTCTTCCACCAATAGATAGCTAAGTAAATTTCTCGCTCTTGACTCTGAACTTGCTCTGTGGCTGCTTTTGACTTTTTATCCATCAATTAACTCCTAACATTTTCTTAGCGGCTTCTAGTTCTGGATCTTCTATTACTTCTCCTGTAATTTCTCTTGGGGTAGCAACTTCAAGAGTTCTATTAGAAGAAGCCAACTTAATATCATTAGCAATTGCAATAATCGTAGCTTCGTCCTTAACGTGCTTCTGAATGATTTCAATAATCATCCTTAACAGCATTTCACTCTGCGGAGCGTCATTACCTCTAACTGCTCCAGTAGCATCTAGGTAGTATTTAATAGCGTCCCAGTGTCCACCTTGAATTTTCTTACCTAATTGATTAACTGCTTCTGGCTTAAAATTACCTAGATTACGTTCTGCTAAACTTTCGACTAAGTTCTTAAACTGAGGATCATTTAACCAAGCGTAATAAGTAGCGCTGTTAATTCCTAATTCGTCTAACTTCTCTTTGTTACTTCTCTCATCTGTAAAGTTAGCCATCGTAGAAGCAACTGCAACTTGAGTAGCTGTTAATTCAGTTTGTGAATGCTGTCGCCAAGGAATTCCACGTTTGTCTAGAGCCTTGATAACAGGTGCTCTATTTAAGTAGTAGTTAATTGAAGTCTGGGGAATCTCTAAATAACTAGCAACTTCTTCAACTGTGGGAACATGAATCCTTAAAGTGTATTGAAGTTCGTAGTAATCAATCAACTTCTTTTCAGCTGTAGTTAGAGCCTCCTTAATTGCAAAGTAGCGTTTCCTTTCTTTGTCTGAATAAGGCAAATCAGTTCTCCTTACTCATGAGCAGCTATATTCCATTCTCTTCCACATAGACAGAGTTGATCATTTTTAGGATCAGATTTAAATTGATGTTTGTCTCTAAAAAGTCTCATCTCTTCAGGTGTAGGTTGTATTTCAATTTGTTTAATTAACCATAATCTGTGTATACCACTAATTCCAGCGTACTCTTTAATTTTATTAATAATCTCGTCAATAAATCTCATTACTTAACTCCTAGCAATCCCTGCATTAGCCCACATCATCACTTGCTCTAAGTTAGTAATTGCTAAAGCTTTCTCTCTACCTTCAGGAATTAACTTATCCAAGTCAATTGAGAGCCTTAAACAAGAATTCCTAACTACTTCATGAGCCTGTCTAGTTTCCTCATTCTTAGGAACGTGATAAGCAAATCTGTTCTCTAAATCTTCAAGTTGCATTAGTCCTTAGTCCTTACACCATCGGTTTTTGTATACACATCTAAATAAGTTTCTTCATGTTCACCACTGTAAGTTACTTCAAATAAATAACCTCCACTATTAATGTCAGCAATAATAGCTTTCCAATTCTTTAAGGTCTTACAAAACCAAACAATTCTAAGATCGTAATTGACGTTCCTTCCTGCCATATAGCTTTCTACAAGTCTAATCGCTTTATCTTGAAAAAGTTCTTCCATAAGTTGGTCCAATCCTAAATTATCTGGGCCCGAGGGTCTGACTCTCCACTATCAAAGTAGCCCTAAGGGATCTCTAAAAGCAAGGATTGTGACGTAGACCACACCCCCATACAGCCATCTAGCACGGGTATCCCCCTGTAAGGCCAGGTAAGCGCTTTCCTTGCCTCATACAGCTATCTGGAGGCTAAATGCACACCCGTGTGAGGGTAGAGGCTCTCAGAGGCTTAGATTGGCTCTCAGAGGGTTTCCTCACATATTCCGGCATATATTAAGTTTATTTCTAGCCACACGCTCTTTGTTAAGGATTGAGGCAATTAAAAGTGTATTTATCTGTAGTTAAAGAATTGATGTATATCTGATGTGTAGATTAATGTAATTGGTATCTGATTTAGGAATTAGAGGATTTACTTTTTCTTAATTTTTTATTTGAGATTTGATGGTACCTTTGGTTTTAACAATCCTTTGTAAATTGCTTTATGGTACCGCTCATAAAATCGCCTGGAACTTATGGACAAGATATTAATCCTGATAAAAGCCTTATGTCCCTTTAATCCTTTTAAGCGCTTTAAATTAATTGAAGATTAAAATAACTAAGCGTGACATAGGACATAAGGTACATTAAAGATGTATGGGTTAATTAACTTGTAAGGGTTCAGATGGAAGTATTATATAGTATGTCATATCATGTGTGAATGTATTAATTAATAAAAGGCGTTTCCTCTTATTAGGTCTTATTAGGTCTTATTGGGGTCTTATACATTAACTCTCTTATAGGGGTATTCAATCCTCTTTAAATGGCAATTCATGCTATGTCGTCCAATCCTCTTTTATTTAAGTTAGAATCCTCACTTATGGGCGGTAAATGTGTCATGGGGTGCCAACCCCGTTTATGACGCAATTTGCAAGCCCATTCCTTTTTAAACTGACTAAATCATATCTAAGTTCAAGGGCTGAAGGCCCTTTTAGATATTATTTAGGAAGTAGTGTATATAGTGGTAAGTATGGTATATGTACGTTTTAGCAGGTCAGAGGCATATTTGACACACTATAGGTGTATGTGTAGTCTATGAATGGGACATGAAGGGAGATGCATGAATGATCACCAGAGAAACGGACATAGAGGGACAGTAGCGGACAAATGCTGACTGACGAATAAAGAGGAAAGGGTCATAATGGCAAATAACTACCATGATATGATATTAGCTGTAATTACAGAACAAGGTGAATTAGGAGTAAATGAGATAGCACGTCGTATTGATGTGCCTCTAAGTACAGTACAGAAGTATTTAGAGCGACAAACTTACTTTATGAAGACAGAACGACGCAAATGGGATCTACCCGCTAATGTGAATGCGGACATTAAGTCAGATACTATGTCATTGATGGTTAATTCAGTGGAAAATTCACTATTGATTCTTAAGTCACAACTTTCCGAAATACAAGAAAGTGTAAATAACTCTTTAATCCCATTAAGTACCCTTAAAAGGGGCATTAGTACGGTTAAGACGCCTGTGGCGGGTAAGTCAGTTAATGTACACCCAAAGTTAGTTAAATTAGAAGAAGATGCAAATGAGATTGAAGAGGTATTTAAGAAGTTTAAAGATAAATTGCCTGATGAATACAAAGATATGATATTAAATGTAGATATGGTATGGTTAAGTATTTCAAAGGGTACTGAGTACGTAAAAGGAGAGTTTAGTAATCAGATTTCATCATTATTGCTAGAAAAGGGTGATAACTTATCAGATGATGTAATTAATTCACTCAAACTATATCAAAAGGGAGCATAGTATGAAATACGAGATCATTAAAGATAAAGAAGACTTGTTAGTGTTAATCTGTAATAATATTGTTATTGCTGTAAGTCGGGATATGTCCAGAATTGTAGAATTAATGCAGGAAGATTACTCACTTAGGTCAGTTCAATACACTAAGAGATACAAACCAGCTATTATTGAGGCTAAAACATCTACAAATGAGGACAAAGAGACACGATTGGGTACTTATCCTAATAAAGATGGTGACGATGGTAGTTTAGGAAAGCTTTTCAGTTTATAGTATGATAAATAGGGCATCTCGGATAAGTCGGATTTGGCTGGATTTTGTCCGAGATGCCTCTATCTTCAAATAATGAATTGATCTTCTATTTCTTTTTAAAGATGCTAGACTCAACTTACAAAGAAAAAAGGAAACGAAGAAGTACTCAAGAATTGGAGTCTCAAAATGGAAGCGATTAAAGTTACAATGCGAGAGCTCACTCTAATCGCTGCCTATAATAGAGCACATAACCGGCCT